GAAAAAGCTACAAAAGCTCTTTAATGAGAAAGAATGTGTGTTTCATAATGCTAAGTTCGACTTAGCTATGTTTAACTATCATTTTAATTTTAAGTTTCCAAATTGGCACGATACTATGGTTCAACATTATATGTTGAATGAGAATGAGCCACACGACTTAAAGTATCTAGCACTAAAGTATACCGACATGGGAGACTATGATGCTGAATTAGATACTTGGAAGCGGGAGTATTGTAGAAAGCATAAAATAAAGTTAGGTGATTTTACTTATGATTTAATTCCTTTTGATATACTTGAGAAGTATGCTGGAAAGGATACCGATGCTACTCTAAGGTTATTTAATAAGTTCAACCCAATTATATCTAGGTCTAGAGCTTTTTCCTGGCTATACAATGATTTCTTAAAAGACGCGATTACATTCTTAATGGAAATTCAAGATAATGGAGTTCCTTTCTCAAAAAGAAAACTTGAAGAAACTCAGAAAGAGTTAAACGAGATTATTGAGAAGGCAAAAGAGGGTTTATATGCGTATAAAGAAGTCCACCAAACAGAAAGTGAGTTGGGTGTTATCTTCAATCCTAATAGTACTGCTCATCTGCGGCACCTTCTATTTAACAAGCTCAAGCTAAAGCCAATTAAAAAGACAGGTACTGGTCAACATAGTACAGATGCGGAAACATTAGAGCATCTGGCAGATAAGCATGAGATTGCGAATCATATTCTAAAGATTCGTAAGCTTCAGAAGATTAAATCTACTTATATTGACAAGGTTTTAGCTAATCTTGACAATGATGGTAGATTGCGTACAGGATTTAATCTAACAACGACCACTTCGGGTCGACTGTCTAGCTCTGGTAAGTTAAACATGCAGCAGCTTCCTCGCGATGATAAGCGAGTAAAGAAGTGTATTAAGTCTGACCATCCTGATTATAAGATATTTAGTCAGGACTTACAGACCGCGGAAATGTATTATGCTGCTGTACTTTCCGATGATAAAGCATTGATGGATGTTTTCCGCAAAGGCGGAGACTTTCACTCTACTGTCGCACAGACAGTATTTAATCTTCCTTGTAAAATAGAAGAAGTTAGAGAGCTATATCCACATATAAGACAGGCTTCAAAAGCTATCTCTTTCGGTATTTTGTATGGGGCTGGCCCTAAGAAGATTGCCGAAACTGCTGGAATTAGTATGGAGGAAGCAAAGGAAGTTATTGACCAGTACTTTGCGAAGTTTCATAAGTTGAAAAAATGGATTGAGAGTACTCAGGCTGAAATTGAAAGAAACGGTTTCATTTACTCAGTATTCGGACGCAAGCGTAGAGTTCCAAATGTATTTAGTGTAATGCAGGATGAGCGTGGGCATGCCGTTCGTTCCGCTTTAAACTTCTTAGTACAGTCTGTGGCAAGTGATATTAACCTTATGGCTGCTATTGATATGCATAAGTGGTTAAAAGCAAATAAGCATGTGCGCGCTGAAATCTTCGCATTAGTACATGACTCTATACTAGGTACAGTACACAAAGATGATGTTGAGATTGTGAAAACAAAGATAAGAGAGTTTACACAGAAAAACCGTAAAAATGTATGGATTCCAGGATGCCCAATTGGAGTCGATTTTGAATTAGGAGAAAGTTATGCCTTCGAAAGTTGACCACCCAGACCACTATAATGTGGGAGATATAGAAACTATTGATTATCTACACTCTCTGGGGATAGCAGAAGAATTCTGTATAGGAAATGCTATAAAATATCTTAGTAGATATAAGCACAAGAATGGGGCAGAAGACTTAGCAAAAGCTCAATGGTACTTAAACTGGGTTTTAGAGAATATATATCCTCCTAAAGAACCATATTTAACTACAGACATGCTGGATGCTATAAGATATGGACTTCCCCCTTTTCAAAATAGGTAAGTACGAAAATATCGAAAAAACACCACTAGGTAAGATATACATTACAACTGTATATGATAAGTATATTTTGGATGATACTTCTGTAGAAGGAGAGACTTTAGGCCAAAGGCGACTAAAGCTAGCATTAAAGGGTCACAATCTCTATAAGTTTAGAGGAAAGGTTGACACCTTAAAACAACTTATAAAACATCCTAGTGGTACAATCTTTTTGGATAATAATGGTAATATCTTTAAGTACAGAAAAGGCAGAAAGCTATTTAAAGTAGTAAGCCACAAAGTACTTAAAAGAGAAGATAAAGATGATGGTGTAGTGGTGACAATAAAGGATTATCCTACACCGCATTTTATACCATCTAAAAAAGTCGCAGATAACACAAACTATGTAAGTATTATGCTTACGAATACTGGACCCCTTATATATGACTACACAACAGAACCACACAAAGTATACAGGAGAAGCTTATAGTAAAGCGGTAATTACTAACCGAATTACTATGGCTTATACTCCTGATTTATATAATAAGTGTAAAGAGGAATTAACTTATAAGATTCCTTCTAAAAATCCTAAAGAGAAACCTGTTATAAAAACAACACTTAAAGTAGTTGGTGAAAGGTTTTTATCTTTACCTTCTGGAAGAGTTGATTTAATTCCTGAAGGTTACAATATAATTGATAAAAGAAGCTTAGTTCCAGTAAATTTTCCAGAGTTTAAATTTACTTTAAGACCAGACCAAAAAGAGGTTTACGACCAAATAGAGGACTGTTGCTTAATAAACGCTAATGTTTCGTGGGGTGAAGTTTTGCCCTCTTTTTAAGTAATTAAAAAGTAATAAAGTCGCTCAATTGCTGGAAAATCTATTATAGACAATCAGCAGCCAGAATAAGTAGGGATATTTATAAATGGTTCAGAGACTCACAGTATATCTAGAACAGATATAGTTGGGGTGATAATATCACAATACGGCGACTGACCTAAATAACTACTAAAACCACAAATGGAGTAGATGATGAATAAAGAAGAATTTTTAGATTTGAAAGCAAAATATACTTATAAAGAAATAAGTAATTTAACAGGCCTTACTGTAAGACAGATAAGTTATAAGGCTAAAAATTGGGGTTTAAATTTCTCTAATAAAAAATTATTAGATACTGAATTTTTTTCCAGAGAAAATAAAAAGCCCTATTATTGGGCAGGATTTATAGCTGCTGATGGTTATATAGAAGAAGATAGGGCTCGTTTAGGTATAGGTTTAGCTAAGAAAGATATAGATCATCTCTATAAGTTTAAAAAAGCCATTAAGTCTGAGCATGATATATGTCCTTTTATGTCTGGACAAGCTTATAGAATTAGATTTAATTCTAAAAAAATTGTAGAAGATTTGAGATATAAGTTTAATATAACCGGAAAAAAAACCCATAATTATAAGCTGCCTATAATAGAAGAAGATTATCTTTTATGGGAGTTTTTAAGAGGCTACATAGATGGAGACGGGCATATAGAAAAGACATGTTCTAGTAAATTAAAATTACATTTATGTAGTGCATTAGAGTCTACTTTACTAGAAATAAATGATATATTTTCTATAGCTTTAAATCGAAATATAAATCAAATACCTAAATTACAAGTTAATAAAAAAGGTAGCGTTTATGCAATTTGTTGGACAGTACAAGATAGTATAGACATACTAAATATTCTTTATAAAAATTCTTCTATAGAAACTAGACTAGACAGGAAGTTCGAAACTTATTCATCTATATTAGGTTAAAGGTATAGTCCATGGAAAACTTTTACCGGTATTGCTATAGCTAGTAAGTTGGGTCAACGAACTCTAGTGATAACTGATACTGTGAACTTAAGAAACCAATGGGAAGCAGAAGTAAAGAAAACTTTAGGAATCTCTCCAGGAATTATAGGCTCCGGTAGACTTGATTATGATGCTTGCATAACTATTGCAAATATTCAAACTTTGCGTAAATACACAAAAGAGCTTAAAGACAAGTTCGGCACAATTATAGTTGACGAATGTCATCACTGCCCTGCAACGGTTTTTGAAAAAGCTCTAAATGAATTTAAAGCAAGATATAAGATTGGGCTAAGTGCGACGTTGCGCAGAAAGGACTTCCTTCATGTAGTGCTAGAAGATTACTTTGGAAAGAAGAGATATGTTCCTAAAGTAGCTAATCAGATGACTCCTAAAGTATTAATGGTAAAGACTGAAATTAGTTTTAATTCAAACCCTATGATACCTTGGGCAAATAAAGTAAATGAGCTAGTACGTAAACCTGAATATTTTTATACAGTAACCTCTTTGGCGGAAAGTGCGGCTAGTCAAGGACATAAAGTATTAGTAGTATCTGACCGCACAGATTTTCTAGAAAAATGTCATGCAAAGCATATAGATAGCTCTGTATTAGTACATGGTAAGATTCCGCAAGATGAAAGAGATAAACG